AAGATCAATGCAGGTTCATTACTTCGACATCACCTATACTGCTGGTCGTAGGAAGAAAACAGAAGACGGATTTGCTGCCAAAAAAGCAAGAGAAATCTTACTTTACAAAACAAACCGTGTGACAGTGGTATGAAGTGTCCACTACCTCTTGACTTTGACCTGATTCTGTGTCATTATTAAAGCATGAAAAACACTCATCTCCAACATCCAGAAGATTCTATCCTTTCGGGTGATCTTACTGTGCTCGATTGGTTCACTGATTCTAGCACTCTTAGCGTTAAAATTGACGGTTGTCCCGCTATTGTATGGGGGACGAATCCTGCCAACGGAAAGTTCTTCGTCGGAACCAAATCTGTCTTCAACAAAGTAAAGATCAAGATCAATCATTCTCATGAAGAAATTGATGCGAACCATGAAGGTGAAGTTGCGCTTATTCTTCATGCTTGTTTTGCTAATCTTCCTCGCACAGATTCTATCGTGCAAGGTGATTTTATTGGGTTTGGTGGTGACGATACTTATACTCCCAACACGATCACTTACATCTTTGATGAGATAATTGAGCAGACGATTATTGTTGCTCCACATACACTTTACACCGCAGAGAATGACCTGCGCGATGCTATTGCTCGCCCGCTAGATTCTGCTCCTAGTGACACTGACACCTGCAAATTTGTCATGCCACGTTGTTGGGAACTTGATGCTGATCCTACTGGGGTCATTGCATTTGCACGTCAAATGTCCACGACTTGCGAGTTCATGACTGACAAGCAATCACGTCAGGTTCAGCAACAACTTAATAGCATCATTCGTGCTGGTCTCGATATTGATGACATCACGCTAGATGCACTGGCATTTGCTAATCAAATCGATGTAAATGTGCTGCGTTTGTGGAAGCTAGTGGAGTCAATCAAGATGCAGATGTTGTCTCTCTGCCGCAACAATGGACCGAAAGCATATATCGGCAATCGTCAATGTGGTGGCGAAGGTTATGTGAGAACCAACAATTATGGCATGTTTAAGTTAGTTGATCGTATGCAATTCTCTCACGCAAACTTTAACAATGGTCGCTTTGCTTGTGCCAGTTGATTGAAGTGTCCACCATTCCCCCCATGGGGTTTGGTTTCGTGTATATTAAAAGAGTCAAAGGGATTCGCGCCATGCGTCACACCAAAGCAGCAATTCTCCAGCAGTTTCGTTACAACTGGAAAGTTTTTGTGAAGCAAGAACCACAATGGAAAGGTGATGTTGTTGCTAAGCGTGAGAAGTGGAATAACTTCACTGACATGCTCTGCAAAGAAGGTTACATTACCGAAAATCAGTACAACAACTGGACAAATCCTTTCTGATGAATACTTTTTTCTCCATTGATGATCAACTGGCAGATAATCCTCATATTTGTGATGCTTACGGTTCGTTCCTGTATCTCTGATGACTGATCTTTTCACTGACACTATCAACCAACTCAACAATCTTTCAATCCGTAAAATGACATTTACTGACCGACAATTAGAACTGATTGCTGATGCTGTTGAGGATTATGCTGTTCTGATTGATGAAGATGCCGCCGATGAATGTGGTGAGATTCTTGACATTATTGAAGCACACTTTCTGAACAAAAAATGATTCGATCTAAATCACAAATGCTCAAGGTGATTGCAACTACTGCGGCACCACATGTTCTTACTAGAGAGGAAAAGTTTCAAGTATTTGTTAATGTCTGCGACAATATGTTGGCAGAAGGTAGAATCACCAAAGCAAATCACACTCGTTGGACTAACATCTGGTAATCATGATCATTCTTACATCTGACAAGCAAGGTTGTGCCTATTCCATTGATAGTGAGGGCACACTATATTACACCCCAATGTATATCGGTGGAGGCATTGAAACGCAGGACTGGAGTGAAGTTGATCTGATGAGTTTACTGGGTGAAGATGAGAATCTCCGCCTAGAAGTTGATCAGATTCATGAACAACTTATCGCAATGAGTAAAGCAATCGGGGAGTATTATCAAAAATGAAATGGGAAGTTAAGTTATACGTTGGTGGCAAAGTCTTCACCGAAGAAGTTTATGCCAGCAATTATAAGGATGCAAGAGAGACAGCCTGTGTCCGCAATCCTAAGGCAAAAGTGATTGGTGTCAACCCTATTGTTGGAGGTTAAATGATGGACTTTCCCCGTTTCGGCATTATCACTGAAGACCGCTCTTCTGAGTTATTCACAGTTGAGACAGATTGGCACGAAGCAGTATTTCATTGCAAGGAAGATTATGATGAAATAGTATCATTTTGTAAGGAGCAAAATCTTACTTTGGATTACTTTTTGGAAGAGTTTGGTAGTATTGAAAATTACGAAGAATACTGCCTTGATTGATAACTTTGTTTTTTCCTGCATCGGGAGCGTTGCTGATGACCTAGCACCCGTCCCGAACCAAAATGCAAGAAAATCCATTGTTTATAATTTGAGAACCCTTGCTATCACTGGGGCGGTTTGAGTCTAGTTTGAGTCTCACCACCCTGCCCCTGACTCTGCCCCTGTGCCAGTTGGTCAAAGTGTCCACCATTCTCCCCACGGGGTCCAATCCCGTGTATATTAAGAGAGTCAAAGGAATCGACCTCAAATGACCATCACCGAACGTAATCAGAAACTCTACGAATTGCGTCACAAACTTGAAATGAAACGTGCTGAGGTTCGTATGGTTGAGCAAGAAATCTTTGCTGTTCGTGATGCTTATGACCAGCAACGTCTTCAGGAAACTCCTCTCTTTGATGAAATGTTCGGCGGATGATTACTAACGAAGACCGAGAGTTTGTTAATGATCTCTTTGACAAACTCTTGAAGCATGTTGATACCGACATGATAGATTTGCAAGACGATGACTCTTGCTGTGACCATATTAACTTTCAACAACTCTCCCTTTTCTGATTATGGCAACTCGTTCACGCATTGGTCTTCAACTTCAAGACGGATCTATTCTGTCTGTTTATCATCATTGGGATGGTTATCCTGAGTGGTTGGGTCGTATTCTCACCACACATTACAACTCTAAATCACTTGTTGAGGAACTGATTGATGGTGGTGATATGTCCTGTTGCTGGACAGATGAACGCTGGGATGATACTGGCGTGAAGGGTGTTTATGGTCCCCAATACTATTCTCAACGAGGTGAAGATTGCCCGCCTGTTCTTCATAAAGACCTCAATGAGTTTCTGATTTATTCGGATAATAATTGTGGTGGTGAATATGCCTATCACTTTGTAAATGGTGAATGGGTGTGTCATGATCTTCGCCCTAATCCATACACTGTTAATAATGTCATGGAAGTGCCGATTCCTGATGGAGCTCTTGCCGTATGAAGATTGACATTTTAGGCAGAATCATCGGATCATTTCTAGTTGTTTCTGCCTATTTTGTTGTGTTGCATGTAAATGTAACATTTGGAGTGATGATGCACTTAATTGCTGACATGATTTCAATCCCATTCTTCATCCGAACTAAGTCATGGGATGTTGTTATCATGTTAGCATTTTTGCTCTGCATCAGCACAACAAAATTGGTCCAGTTTTAGAAGTGTCCACTATTCTCCCCACGGACCCCGATTCCGTGTATATTAAGAGAGTCAAAGGAACAGCAACCGACTCGACTGATGAACGAACCTAAGTTTCTAATTTACGGAGAATTTATCCGACCTAATGGTTATCAAAACTATGATCTTTTAGGTTACATTGCTCCTACAAGAGAGGATGCGATTGCTACTTGTCGCCGTAACAATCCTCACTTTCACATTATCACTGTTCGGGAGGAAAACTGATGAAAAACTATCGCGTTCGGGTTGAAACTAATGACGGATGTGTTACCATCTGGCATGAAAAAAGCAAGGCAAAACGTGCCTGCGATCTCATCAATAATCGGGTCTACAATCAACTTTGTGGACTGAACATTAAAGAAGTTTCTGTTACTCTCTCTGTCTGAATCATGAACTACACTCTTCAACAAGTCAAAGATCGTATCACCAAGATGATCGAATTGCAGGGTGAAAATGCACCTTGTGCAGCATGGATTTACACTGCTGAGGATTGTGCTATCGTTGATAATGATGGAGAGCATGATTATGTCTGCGACAAACATCCTGAACTTGCTGAAAGAATCTTTAATGATGTAGGAAACAATGATTACATCTATCAGGTGATTCAGGAGTGCGTAGATGAATTTACGGAAGAACAATTTATGCTGCTTCAACAAGAATTAACGGAGGACTAATGAACACTCAGATCTTTGATCCTCATCCTCCGATTGTATGTAAATGTGGTAATCATGTCGCAATGCCTTTCAAGAATAAGGGTTACATTGCACTAACAGAGTTAGGAACAAAGAACGAATTTCGTAAGTTTCGTAGTTGCATCACAGCAAGAACTTACATTGATACGATATGCAAAAAGCAACGTAATATGGTAAAATAATGAAGTCAACACTTGCAAAATCAATGTTCAAAGTTACACTTTCTCCCGACCAAATTGATCTGATTTCTTATTGTCTCGAACAACAAGAATATGAGTTTGATGAAGTTGAGCAACGTGATTATCAAGAGATTCTAAAATCTTTCAAGTATCCCGAACCTATCAACGATTGATGAAACTTTTCTTCTCTGGTGACAATCAACGTCGTAATCTTGCTGCGGAAGTTGTTGAGTGGTATGCAAAAGAGCATCAGTTACCTGATATTGAGATTGAGGTAAATTGCACTGATTTGAGTGAAGATTATGCAGTTGGATTCTGCTCACACAATGAGGACAATGAGTTTCTGATTGAGTTACATAATGACCTTACAAAACGGGATTTCATTGTTACTTTACTTCATGAGTTAGTGCATGTCTCTCAGGATCTTTGTGGGTTGACTGATACTGAGGAGAGAGAATCTGCTGCTGAGCAACAGGAAATCATTTTATTTCGTCAGTTTCAGAATACTTATTGATGGTGTGACAGTTGGCAAGGTGCCCACTATTTTCCCCATAGGGTCCGATCCCATGTATTATTAAAGAGTCAAAGGGATTTCACCTCATGCAACTTACTTCCAAACGTCATTCTATGGTTGTCGAGTTTCGCCCTCATGCTATCCTGACTGATAAGTTTGTCTACACTTTGAAGTTCAAAGGTGAAACTCAGTCCATGCGATTGTTCAACAAAAAAGAGATGATTGAAACGTGCAATTCTCGTCTGGACATTCATGGTTATCAGGTGACAGATTTCCTGACTGAACCACAACAATACATGCCCGCATCTTGCTGAGTTTATGTCACTTATCAAATCTTATCTTCACACTAAAATGACTGACAACCTTGACATGACGATCACACAAACCAAACCACAATTTCTGACTGAAGCACTTATCGAAGTGCTGAACAATGAGTGGAAAGTTAATTCTATTGAATCTGGTCATTCTGTTTATACTCAACTGGAAATTGAGGAAGGTCGAAAGTATATCAAAGTTTGGTCTTATCTTTCTGATGCTGGTGATAAGATTCGTGGACGTTCTTGCTGGATGTTCGTTGATAAGAATACTGGTGAATGTTACAAACCTGCTAGTTACAAAGCACCTGCAAAAGGTGTCCGCTATCTGATCACTCAGTTGGCAGATAATCCTCATATTTGTGATGCTTACGGTTCTTTCCTTTATCTTTAATCTGAGGTGTGCCAGTTGGATAAGTGTCACACAAAATGGGCACGACCCCCAGAATCGTGTATTCTATAAGAGTCAAAGGAACACAACCGACATGGCACAACCGATCTTCACTCTCTCTCCTGAAATGCAACAGTCCTGGGATTATGTTATGGGACAAATGTTGTCCTTTGTCGATGACACAAATGCCGATGTAGATATGGCATACGATTTTGTTTGCGAGCAACTCGGAATCGACTCCTTTGTTGATAACGAAGCAGCATGGAATGACTTCTACACTTATTGGGAAGCAGCAGACAATCGTAACCAAACTGAATACAACTTCGCCTGATTCTTTACACTAACCTCTCTCAAATCGTCTCTCATGCGTAAGATCGAATCTCAAATGATTGCTGCCGTCAAGAACAATCAAAACTGGAAATGTGCAAACACTGAGGTTAAGTATATTGGTGAAGATGTTTCTAATGTGTATCTTCATGGTCATCTGATTGCTACTATTGATGACACTAGCATGACAATCTTTGATGGTGGTTATCAGTCTGTCACTACAAAATCTCGTCTTAATGCACTTTGCCAGGAGTTTTGTATTGCTGGTGAAGGTGTATTTCAGAAAGATTTTCTTTGGTATGTTCGTAAGTTTGTTGGATGTGTGAACGGTCAAAATGTTTATCAAACTGATGATTTCGTTTCTGGTTATTTGTTTGCATGAAATATACGTTAGTTAAGTTTCAAGGTCGGTGGGTGAAAGTATTCAACAAACTCTCACCTCCGACCGAATGGATTACAATCATCAACAAATCACACATCAAATGAGTTACACTGATCCCTGCACAATTGCACTTTCAATGGAGAAAGATTATGCTGAAATCCATGACCATTGGTTAAATGATGAAACGATTGAAGAGTTTATTCATGAGGAGAAAATGAATGTCCAATGTGATGAATTTGCCCAGGATAAT